CCGGAACTAATGTTGCAACACTTGATATCCCAACTGATATGTATAGGCAATTTACTTTTTTGAAATTAACAGGTAGTAAACTGAAATTAACAGGATTACTTAATATTCCTATTCCTGCCGGAACTAATTTTAGTTTGTATTAAATAAATGTCAGATGAATCTCACCTCGTAAAAGAAGCTGCTGCGGTAGGGTTTCGATTAGTACTCGCTGTAACTGGTGGAAATTTTGATACTGTTATTATTCAAGGTCCTACTGGAGCAACTGTCTCTATTGATTGGGGAAATGGAACTTCTTCAACAGCTACATGTACAGGTAATAATTTGGTGAATGTATATGTTAACAATGGTAACTCACACCCATGTGGTTCTACTGTAACTATTACAGGACCTAACTCGATAACTTATTTAAATTTATTTGTCAGTGGATCTAATAGTATAACTGATATTACAGGAATTTATCCAACTTCATTAGAGACAGTTATATATACATTAAATTATGCTATACCATCATTTACACCAGCAAATTGTAGTGAAGTATGGTTTAAAGGTTCTGTTGGACCATTATCTATTACATATGGTTCTAATTTAGTGTATTTCTACTGTGAAACGACAAATACAAAATCTGTAGATTTTTCAGCTTGTACGAAATTAACTATGTTACCAACATCACGTTCTCCAATAACAACAATCAAACCTCCAGCATATTTAACTAGCTTAGACATATCAGGTAATACTAAATTAACTTCAATAATTTTTACTTCTCAATCTAAACTCGTATCATTAAATGTTAGAGGTTGTTCTGCGTTAACGTCTTTAAGTAAGTTGCCAACATCATTAACTACTTTACATGTGGAAAATTCTGGACTGACAACATTAGATCTTACCGGAACTAGTGTTACAGCAATAAATATTCCTCGGTCGATGTATCCTCAATTACAATATTTAAAATTAACAGGAAGTAAAATGAAATTTTCTGGATTATATAATTTTCCAAAACCTCCCGATGGTGCTCAATGGATTCTATATTAAAAATTTACTGCGTTTAAAATAAAATGTTAGGTCCTTTAAAGTTTGGATTAAAGTCTGAAAACGCAATCGTAGTGCCTGTCAGAGGTGCGGCAGCCCCAGTTACGACTACTACATTCACAATCAGTGGTGGTAGCTCCTCAATTTTACTTGATAATGTATCTATTGTAGGACCAGCTGGAGCATTTATAAAGCTTAGTAATAGTTCCGGAAATTTTAGTTTAACATGTACGGCTACTACTACTTTAGCTAATCCGGCCACACTATTATCTAGCTTAGCTTATAGCAAAACGCTAACAATTACAGCGTCAACTACGTTAACATATATTCGCATAAGTTCAAAACAGCTTACTTCAATCTCAGGTGCATTACCTAGTAATTTGACTGGATTAAGTTTTTCAGGATCTAGTCTTTTAACTTCATTCCCTGGTTATCCGGCAAAGCTTGTATCATTAGATGTTAGCGGTTGTTCTGCATTAACGTCTTTAGGTAAGTTGCCAACATCATTAACTACTTTATATGTGGAAAATTCTGGATTGACAACATTAGATCTTACCGGAACTGGTATTTCAGTACTAAATCTTCCATCCACAATGTACACAAACTTACAATATTTAAAAATAACAGGAAGTAAACTTGTGCTATCAGGATTACTTGATTATTCTGGTCCAACAGGATCTAATTGGATTCTATATTAATTTAACACGTTTTTTACGAGAATGTTTCCTGTAGATGGTATACAAATTGGATGATTCCTGAATCAGAATCGTTAAAAAAAATGAAACAAGGACTTATTATTCCTGAAAAACCTTATTTTAAGTTAGCACACGAACATCTTGAATTAAAAAAATTATTTATGCCAGATGATCTTATGGATTTTGGAGTCTTGGTTTTTGATTTGATTCTGTATCCTATATGGATTATATTTTCAGGAGAACCTTCAGTAATGAATATTTTTCCATTAATGAAGTGTCTTGAATTATGGAAAGATTTATTTCGATTTCAAGAATTGAGTGCTGATATATGGTATTGGAAATTTGTGGTCAGACTAATAGGTGGACCTTGGATATCTACAAATGATCCTGAATATCATACTTTAGTTTATGCAGATGCTATGACAAGACTTACTGAGGTTTACCAAAAAATTGACTAAATGTACCTAAAAGTTCAGCACCTTGTTCAATAGCAGGTTTCATTTCAGCTAAGGTACCCATTAATTCTTTTTGAAGTTCCATTAGTTCTTTAGTATCGCGACGCATTCCACCAATTTGTTCAGGTGTTAAATTACGATAAGCATGTAAAATAGTAGTACCCAAATCTACATGTGGGGTAGACTTACCTGTAGGCTCTGGATCTTTTGATTCTGTATCTTTTTCAGCTAATTTCTCTTGTTCAAAATATTCACGCGTACTTGTATAACAAACAGCCCAAGCACATAAAATTCCGAATAGGACGGCAATAATACGAGAAGAATGAATCCAGTTAAATGCTACGAGGTAACCTAATACAACCCAAATAAGCATTTGAGGAACGTTTCTTTTTAGCAAATAGTATGTCACTGCTAAAAAGAGAATACCTGCAAGAACTGAGTCAGTCATTTGTTTACTTAGAAGGGAATAATCCTTTAAATCCGGAAAATCCTTTATTTCCATCATTGAATGCCCCTAGTCGGAAATCGTTAGGACCAGGAGCTGTTTTGGCCTGACCTTGGGAATGATTAGCAAATCCACGTGAACCATCTCCTCGAAATTCGGCACGTGTTGCTCCATATGATCCACCACCACGCATTCTAGTCTTTCGTAAACTACGTCCACCCTTAGAACGGCCACGGCCATACATTGGAAGTCCATTTGGTTTAGCAGGACCCCATGCAGTAGTGTTTCCTGCACGATCAGCTACCATAGGACCATATTCACTACCACGTCTCCATTCCATAGCTCCAGGTGCTAAAGCTCCAGCAGCACCAAGGTATCCACCACGCATTGTCCGTCTATGCGCAGTCTTGCGATGGTGTCTACGTTTATGACTTTTTCGTTTGCTATGATGTTTCACCATTTACGTTAAGCAAAGATTTTTTACAAACCAGAGTCCATTTTTTTCTTCGAGCTGGATCTCAAATAAAGAACCTAATGAACGCAGATATTCTGAAGTCTGAATATCAGGAACTTGAATGTAACCTCCTTCAATAAGATAGACATCTGGTATTTCCGAACGAGTAACTAAAGTTCCTTTCGAAATTTTTATTTCATCTAATCCCGTAATACTGTAGAATTCAAGAGACTCGAGCCATTGTTGTCTCTGTTCCCTCGTTGACTTATCAAAGATACGGCAAGAGTTAAGCATAAACAAATCATGAATAATGTAGGTTCCATTTATACACTCTGCTTGAAAGATCGTATCTCCACATAAACGTTCATCTAGACCACAATATAATTTCTTTACTGTGGAACCTGAAATCCATAAGCATGTAGGATTTGGGTCATACGAAAAAAGAATCCAATTAGAGTCCTTCTGGTCTTGTTTCTTTGAGTCCAGGTGGTAACTGGGGGTCCAACCGTAAACCTCCCGAAACTTGTTCACGAGGTTCATATTCAGGTATCTTTACTTCTTGAATGGTCTGTTCAGGTAAACTAGTAGATTGGGGTGGCAAATACTGTACTGGAACATCCCGATAAATAATACGAGGTTCGGGAGGGTACATAATTCTGACTCCGACATACAATAAAACTTGAATTAAAATCATAACAAAAATTGTTGCCAAGGCAGTATAGACAACATCCAAAAAAATCATTTGTTATTTACATGTTTTTTGTGTATCAAAGATAAGACGCAAATGAGTCAAGCCTTGAAAGATGCAACAGTTCTTTTTGAGAAACAAGTGGCAGAATTGGATAAGACCATTCATGATACCGATGAAATAGAATTGGCAGGAACTAATTTTCGTGTTCGTATTGTAGAACCATTGTCTGGTGTAACTGGATATTCATATGTTGAATGTTCTAGAAGTCGTAGTTCTACAGGTTCTACAGGTTCTACAGGTTCTACTGGTATTACTGGTATTACTGGTATTACTGGTATTACTGGTATTACTGGTATTACTGGTTCTACCGGCATTACTGGTATTACTGGTATTACAGGTTCTACCAGTTACAAATGTCCAGCTGTAGGTGTTGTCTGTCAATCAGCTTGCTATTGTTCATGGTTTGGTAATAAATAATTCACCCGATTCAATCCATGAATTTGAATCTATAACATGAACTTCTGTATCTTCCATAAATAAAGGTTCTTGAAGAACACTCCAAGACTCTTTATTTACACTTAGTCCATCTGGACCTGAAAAAAACATCATTCTAGTTCTAGCTACAATATCGTATACCCATCCATCTATAGCCCAAACATAGGTTGTCTTATATGATTTAGCTTTAAAGGATGATGGTGCGGGTTCTTTGGTTAGTTTCATTTACGGTTACTTCTGTAGGTCCAAGTAAACCTAATATAGCTTTAAAAGGTCTATATGTATTTGCTATTTCTACCAATAGTTCTGTATCATATGCTGAATTATGTAATTGACCATCTGGTTCTTTATGTGTAACATATTTATAGAGTTCGGATAGTTTAGGAGATTTCCATCCTGATCGTCCATTTCCCAAAGGAAGACGTATCAAATCTGTTGAGAATTTCATTGTACAAAATTGACGTCCAAAATCAGGCATAGCAATTCCAAGATCCCACAAACATGCATTAATTACTACATTCAAATCAAAATCTAGATTATGAGCAATAATAAAATCGTGATCAACCAAAAGAAATTGTAACATAACATGACTCAAATGATATCCTTCTTTAAGAGCATGTTCATGTGTAATTCCGTGAATTTTTGTAGACTCTTCGGGAATTGTCCAGCCGTTAGGACGAACAATAAATGATTGACGTTCTTTTTTATCGCCATCTTGCAAGACCCAAGAAATTGAAACAATATGTGGCCAGTTATTAGGACCTTTATAAGCAGGGTCACGATTCTTTGGAAGACCTGTTGTCTCCGTATCAAAGAATAGTAGTTTCATTTTTTCACTATATTATGTATAGTATGTCTAATTCGTTTTTTATACTGCGTCCAGAAACCTAAGCCTTAGGCATCATTAAATATACTAAACTTGCAAATACCAAAGAATGAATTACAAGACCTTGAGTGGTAGGACGGCCTCCATAAGCAGTTCCAGGAACTAGAGAATCTACTAGACTGTAGACAGATGGAGAAGAAAGAAGAAAGAAGAGGACACCTAAAGTTAACGCAGCTTTAAGTTTGGGATTCATTTTATATTATTCAAAAGATTTTTTAGTATTTACAATAGCTTGAATCCATTGAGGAATATTTGTGACAACATCTTGGACTACCGAAATACTTTGAGGAACTTGATAATTCATATCTACAGGTTCACATAATAAGAGCACAGCAGTCGTGTAAAAAGGCAATCTTTTTCTTAAATCACCTTTAGCCCATCTTAAGCAATATAGTTTGTACAGTGCGTCCACATATTGTTGGACCGGTGAATTGCGCGCAGTTTCATGAATACATCCCCATAAAATCCAGATAGGTGAACGTAAAAACTTTTCTTCAACATAATCATTTGAACGATAAGCACAATCTAGATAGACATTTTTATCTTGCTTCCATTTTGCAGCATACGATAGAATCCATGAACTCCAATACAAACAACGCGATACATCACGAGATTCAGGTCTCAAAGAAAACATCAATTCATTTACAGGGATAAAAAGTTCTAATGGATCTTCTTGTTTTATTACTGGACGGGCAAACATGTTAGATGTAGATTTCAAATTTTCTTGAATAACTAATTGAGTAAAATCGTGTTCAGGTTTAATTTTTGGGAAAATAGGTAACTTAAGTTTACGACAAAGAGCTACAGTTGCCGCAACTTCACATACTATTTGTCTTGCTGCACGATTATTACGAATATCAGTCATCTGAATAACGGAATAACCATTCTCATGATGAGCAAACTCTTCATATTTTCGGACTAGGTATAAAAATACATTTGGTGCGGCACGATTGATATGTACAGCTGAAGATAAGAATATTGTATTCCAAAAAGAATGAGTCAATCCTGAACAAAGAAGTTCTAAAGTCCAAAAACATGCGTAATCAGCATGTCCTAATTTCACATTTTCATCTAGAACTCTGTATACATGTGTACGCAGATGTCCAGAAAAAGTAAATTTCTGGAAATCTGTAACATTACGGGGATCATGAACATCCATTATTTTCTACAGTTACTACTTTTGCTTAAAATTATCCGCTTATTTACTTAATAAAAATAAGTATTGATATTCTTTACCAACTGAAACTAAATCAATCTTTTCTGTTACACGAAACCCAGAAGATTTGATTATATCAACCATTGAATCTAATGAAGGCATATTCCATTTATGAACTTGTTCACGATATTTAATTCCATTAACTGGATTAAAATAAACAAACAATTCGGAAAACGTTGCTGACTCATCATTCATTTTTTTATGAAATTCTCCAGAATACTTATATTGATCAAAATAAATTTGTGAATTAGTTTCACGTTCATACGAATATTTTTGTAAAGAAAATGCTGCAAATGGAGAAGCTAAATCAAGTAAAGGATCAAACTTATCAGGATCAACAAGATGAACTAATAAAGATCCACCAGGTTGAATCCAAGAAAAAGCATTATCTAAAATAACTTTTGGATTAAATTCGTAAATTGCGAAACCTAGAAGCATAGCACCCGAAAAAGATTTTTGTCCAAAAGTTGTAGCTACTGTTACATCACCTTTTTGGAATTTTTGATTCGGACATGATTTTCTTGCTTGAGATAACATAGCTTCAGATAAATCTATACCTGTATAATCAACACCCAATTGTTTGAATAAACATGAATGAAATCCAGTGCCACAAGCAATATCCAAGACTTTCAAAGAATTCTTTTGCTTTCCTGCTAACAAAGCTTCTTGAATTGTCACTTGTTCAAAATCATTCATAGTTTTTGATGAATGCCACAACGCATTATATACATCAGCATACATTGAATCATAAAAATCTGTTACTGTATCTGTTTTTCCATCTTCAAAACCTTCACGTCCACGATCCCATAATGAAATATAATACATTACAACTAAAATTGTGATTAAAGCTAAGTATTCAATCATATTGTATTAGTTGGCCGAAAGATTCCCATGATTCGCGACGCTTTTCCAGATAAGAGTAAATATACACATCCAACACCTGTTACAGCAATAAGAATATCTAAAATGTAGGGTAACATTGATGTCTGTGTTACTGTTGTAGACCCTAATTCTACATTTCTTAAGGCAACACCTACTTTATCTTTTTCTTCAAGAAGACGACGATGAAGGTACCTAGATTCAGAATCTGTTTGTTTAGGTGGTGCCCTATTCTTAGTTTTTTCATATCTAGAATCCATATCACGAAGCATTGGATCAGTTTCTGCGGCTGCTAAACGTTCTTTTTCTGTACGCAACCATCCTTGACCTTCTTTTAAAGTATAATAATTGATACGAGCTTGAGGATAAGCTTCAGGTGTAGCATTCTTCATTGCTTGCCGAGCATCTTCTAACTTTTTCTTTTTAGCATCAGCAATAGGATCCATCTTATTGTTTTCCGGATAAATAAACATCGTAAATTCCATACCCTAAAATTCCTAAAGCTGTTAAATGAGTAATCCAATCTAGACCTCCGAAGAAAAGATAGAGTAAAGCTACTCCACCAATATATATCAGAATACGTAACATAGCAGGAATTACTTTTTGCATCTGATCAATGAATTCTTTATTCTTGATAACTTTTTGTTCTTCTTTTTTTGTATCTTCAGGTTGTTTCAAAAGATTCTTAAAAAATTGAATAACTTCTTCTAAAACTTTAGATACAGATTGTTTCTGATGATTTAATTCAGCTTCATGAACAACAGTATCTCGTTGTTTATCGAGTTCAGACGTATCTGGAATCTCTAGAGAATCTGCTTTAGTATAAATATTACCTTTTAAACCCTGTGTTATGGTAGTCATCCATAAATTTCCTTTAGGATCAATAGATAGATTTTGTGGTGTTCCTGGTGTTTCTACAGATTTACAAGAACCATTAGCACATCTAGATAATGTATTTTGCGAATCTAAGCCATACAAAGCTGTTTTATCTAAATCTCCAAATACTTTAGACATTGATCCTTCAAATTCTCCTAAAGGTGACCATCCTGATTGTAAAGATTCATCTGATTTCACAGCTGTACCAGATTTAATTCCGTATAAAGAAGAACCAGATGCTGATGTCATTATTGTTCCTGATCCATCATCTACAGGAATCCAATTTCCAGTAGTTCCAGGTTTAGCTAATTTCCATTTCTTTCCTCCAGCATCTTGTGCCCAAATATTAGATGAAGTACATAAAATAGAAACAGCACCAGCTGGAGCTGGAACAATAACCCAATCTTCCATATTTGAGGCAATTTTAGACATGAATGTTGAATTGCCTAAAACATAGACATGATTATCATCAGTTACAACATCTAGAGCTGATTCAGGAATCGTAACATTTGTCCATTCACCTGAACATGGCAAGCGACAGTAATATAGTTTTTGAGAAGAAATTCCCCATGAAAATCCAAGAGATGATGTAGATACCTTGGATAATCCACCAGGAATAGACTTCCATGATGGGTCAACTTGTAAAAGTCCATTAATT